AAAACCAATTCCATGCAGCAGAAGCGTATTTTGCTATAGCATCACCAATACCAGTAAAGAATGGAACTATTGTATTATTCCAGTAGCCAGTAACTTTGTCCCATGCTTTTGATATACCGTCACTTAACCAGTTCCAAATCTTTTCCCCAAGGCCGATGATTGTTTCAATTGCAGCTTTGATAATAGCTTTATTAGTATCCCATAGCGTAACAACAAAATTCCATGCTTTTTCGAGAGGGCCAGACAACCAGCCCCAGATAGTTTTGCCAATTTTTACTATACCAGCTATGTACAGCTTTATACCGGTCTTAATAAGCTTCCAGACAAGCTTTACAGCGTTCCATGCAGTAGAAAGACCCTTACTTAACCATCCCCAGATAGTTTTGCCAATCTTAGTAATAGTTGCAATGTACACTTTGATACCCGTGACAATGAGCTTCCAGATAATCTTTATTGCGTTCCATGCAGTGCTAAGCGCACCTCCAATAAAACCCCACACCTTAGCAAAAATGTTCTTAAGAAAGTTGTATACTTTGAGTGCCGCGTCTTTAATAGCATTCCACATTTTGATAACAAAATCATGAAACTTCTTATTCTTCTTAAAAAGAAGAACAAATATTGCAACAAGAGCAACTATAGCAGTTACTAGTAGACCAACAGGGTTAGTTACAAACAGGACTCTCATAATAAAAATAAGAGATCTACCGTACTTCTGAAGAACCATAAACACTTTAACTATTTTTCTAATAGACCCGATAAGTACTCTAGCGCCTGCTCCTGTAGCTAGCCATAGTGTTCCAACTGCTAGAAAGAAACCGTGAAGCTTACTAGTGAATCCAATTATTTTTTTCACGTCTGGGTCTCGGAGAATCTTAAGCAGTATTTTTGCAGCAGAGTTTAACGTGTCAAAAAATACGTTAACGCCACCAGTCTCTGAAAGCACTGCGACAATATCAGCCACAGTAACAAGAAGATCGGCAAACGCTGGTCCACCTTTATTAAGATTAGTAAGAATCTGGCCAAACGCTGGAGCAGCAGTGCCTATTGTCTCCCAGAATTTTTTAGTATTAGGGTCGCCACCAAGTTTTATAAACTCTTTACTAAACGCACCCACAGCTTCAAGAATAGCTTTAGCGTTTTCTCCTACGTCAGAAAAGAATTTTTTAGCATTTTGAGCGTTCTTTCCACCGGTAGCTTCTTTCCAGCCAGCAGTAATACCTTTTAAGTAATCAAGAAGAATTTGACCACCGCTACCTGGACCAGTGTTAGCTTTAATAATGTTACCTATTGTGCCAAAAGTATTAGAAAATATCGTGCCAATTTCCGCAGCAATATCTCCTGCAGTGTTAAAGAAATCTGTCAAAGAACCATCAGCTTCTTTAGTACTAAGCATTGCTGCAAACTTACCTGTTTTTGCTTCAATAAAGTCAAAGAATTTTCTAGTTATAGGATCTGCTGCAACAAGAATAGATAGCGCACTGTCCCATACGTTACCAACAGTGCCACCTAATGAGTTAATAACATCCGCTGAGGTTTTAAAGACTTCTTTTAGCTTAACAAGATTCTCTGACTTTGTTATAGAATCCGCTATCTGTTGCGAGGCAGTGCCAAGCGCGGTCCCAACGTTACGTAAGCCATCTTTAAATGTAGGAAAAGCGTTATCAACAATACTTTGTATAGAAGTCTGTAGAATAGGTAGAAAACCACTAGCTGCAGCTTCTTTTAAGCTATCAAGCTGGGGCTTAAGTCCTGATAGGAATTTTGCAAACGTTTTCTGTGAATCAGTAAGACCAGCAAGAGGATCTGCAACTGATACTCCAGGAGTCTTAGAGTTTTTAACTTTTGCCTCTGCGGCTAGAGCATCCGCTTGCGCCCTGGTTCTTTCATCTGTAAGATCAAGAAGCGCTTGCTCTGCGTCAGTCTTTTTAGCCAGAGCGCTAACATACACCTGCGTACCAGCGACACCTTCTTTAGAAAGCCTGTCTTGCTCTTTTCTAAGATCGCTATTACGATCCTTAGCTTGACGCAAATTCAGATCAGCTTCTTGATAAGCAAGCATAGCTTCGCGACGTGCCCTAGAATTAGGAGGAAGATCTTGGACACGAGCTAAAGCTTCTTTAGCTTTCTCTAGCTCAATAGCAGCTTTCTTTTCACCAATAGCGGCGTCCTCAACATCAAAGTTAAGTTGCTGTATCTCTTCTTGTGCTTGATTGATTGCTTTGTTGTACTCTGTTTGAGCTAATGTTAGCTCTTTCTTTAATCCTAATTCTTTTTTATCTAGATCCTGATTCTTTCTTTGCAGATCTTGTGTTATTTTTAGAAGCTGTTGCGCCTTAGTATTAGCAGCAACGTTCGAGGCTTGGCTTTTTTTATTAAGAGCAGATACTGCTGCTCCTACGCCACCAAGAGCAAGTTTAGCTGTGATACCGCCAATAGCAACAGCGGCAAAGCCGCCACCAAGCGCTGCAAGCGCTGGGGCGGCTGAGCCGACTGCTCCGACAAGTGAAACAAGACCGCCTACAAGAGAACTAAGACTACTTGCGAGTACTCCTACAGAAGTACCTAGAACGTACCCTGCCCTTGTTAAATCATTAAACCTTTCTAAAGTCTTATCAGACTGTTTACCAATATCAGCAAAGCTTTTTCTCTGTTGTGGAGTAAAAAGATCGCGCAATGAGCCACGGCTTTTGTTAAAGCCACTAGAAAAGCTCTTACCAGCCATGGATCCAGCTCTTGACTGATTACCAAGCTCGTTAATACTTCTCTGTGCACCTGCCGTTAACGCTTTTACAACAACAAACGCTTCACCTACTACTGCCACAATGTCACCGCCTATCTATTTCTAGTGTCCTGCAGGAGCGTCTAGCACTCCTTGAAAAGGATTAACTGCCGCTGGATTAAACTGAGTAGGGGGAACGTAGCCCTTTGTCGGTTTTTTCAACGGATCGAATGGAACTACTTCTGTATCGCTAGACTCTTCTTCAATGTTGTAGTTTTGGTGCCCTTCGGCATCGTAAGAAGATCCATTGTTTATACCATACTTATACTTAACATCGTATAAGTCTCTATAAACAGCTTCGCGTACTTTTGAACGAGCCTCAGTCTGCTCCGATGAGCTAGTAGCTAAGTCGTCCTCGAAGAAATAGTGAAGAACGTCTAACATGTCGGATGCCGGCATGCTTGCAAGTCGTAGTCCATTCACTATTGCTCTTCCATTCAAATATGGCCAGAGGTCAATCCCCCACTCTAGGAGACTTCTGGCCCCTGTGTAGGGCGGTCTGTGTATTCCTCAACTAGCCAACTAGTGATATTGGCAAGAGTGTCCATAGAGACAATCTTTTCTTTATCAGTAAGAAGAGCTTGAAAACGCTCGTGACTTTCGTCTGTAAGAACGTTCATAAAGAACTTTTCAACAATAGCTGCGTTTTTAACTGGATCTTCCGTGCTAGAGTCTGCGACAAGATCAAGAAGAAGCTTTCCTTGTATAGCCGTCACGCAGATAAACTCTTCATCATAGAGCTTAAACGAAAGCGGCTGCTTCTCCCCAGCATCGCCAGATCCAAAGTCTCTGAATCTAGTAGTCATTATTTCTTCCTCCGTAGTGTGTTACTGTCGTTACTAAGACCCTGTGTCTTAGTATTTATTCTATACTACGTCTCAGAATATGAGACGAAGATTATCTTTTAGATATTTATTTGGTCTTGTTCCAGGGTGCATAACTTGTCTTGCGTATACTACACGAGAACCAGAAGTAAAACGCAAAACTTGACTAGACTTGGGCGTAATAAGATGCGGTTTAGTACCCTCGTGGTGCGCTTTAGCGTAATTTAGAGAAGAGCCAATGCGAAGCTCTTGGTGTCTGACACTTCTCGTGTGCCTCATATGTATAGAGGCTCTTAAAGCTCCAGTGTTAACTCCAACTTGAGCTTTTGCTGCTCTTTCTACTTGTCTACCTCGCCCAGCTAGCCATCTTCCAACTTGCCCATTTGGGTCGTTTAGAAAATTATCAATTACTATTTTATTAGGTACGAAATAGTACTCAGCCATTATGGAACCGACATCGTTACTTGCATAGTGGTAGTTACGAATCCACCTTCAAAGTCTGAAACTTCAGCGGTAGCTATAACTCCTAGACCAAATTCATCTGGCTCCCACTGATCAAGATGCTTAATAAGTAGCATAAACACCCAAGCGTCTACTGCCGCGATTTCTGAGCCTGCTTGTATTCTGTCTCCTGTAGGCGCTTTGCCATTCGCTCCAACTACTGGTATTTCTCTTGATAAAGATATCTTTAAAACAGCGCTTCTTGGGACCGAGCATCTCTGAGGTTGACTAGCCTGATCCCCAGGTAGACCAAGATAGACTTGAGTAAACGACACAGCAAGCTGCGCACAATCAATAGCTACGTTTCCCATAGTCCAAAATTGGCGACTAGGGAGAGGAACGTTATACTCTTCAAAAAAGCTAACAGTCTTATCAAGAACTCCGTCAAGAAGATTTTTTAAGCTTAACGCATCTGGGTTTACAGTTGATACGTCAATAATATTCACGATAGGCTCCAATTTCTAGGCATATAACTACCCTGGACAGCCAAAGAAAGTGTCTTAGAAGTCAACTGAGCGGCCTCTATATTCGTCATTCTGTACACATCCTATCGTAAACTAGCTTCCAAGGTTATATGTAGCTACTGGAGACCTTCCAAGTTGTAAACTTAGATTACCAGAGCCAATATACACGGTTTCTGTACTTGAAGGGTTTCCAACTGCTGGTCGACTTGCGTATAGATCCCATGTCCCTGGATCAAGAAAACCAACATACGCGTAAGCATCGTCGTACGTAACACTAAGCGTGAGTGTATCGCGCGTTTCATTAGTAACTGTGGCAGTTCCAGCACTTGCTCCGTACACAACATTACTAGCTACTTTGTAGTAACTAAATTTCGTTGTACTATCAATTTCTGTTATATAATAAGAACCGTTAAATGTAGAGTTTATACCAGTGATAGTTACTAGATCATCTACAACAAAACCATGAGCAACAGACGTAGTAATAGTGACGATGTTATCTGTCAACTCCTTATGTGTAACAGACCTGACCAAGTCTGCTGTAATAGAGTTAATTGAAACTGCGCCAGAACCAATTACTTTAGTATTTGTTCCATCATAATTAGAAATTTGTAACGATGGTATCCACGCTGGATTTGAGACTAAGAAGCCGGCCCCAAGATAATCTATGTTTACGTCGCGTGTTCCACCCTCGCTACCAGTTATCACCATGTCAAGATTTGAGTTACTGTTAAGCTTTAAAGGTTTAGCAATAAGACGACGAGCACGAGAAATATCAGGAGAGAATACTCTAGCTTTTGCACGAGCCTTATCTGGATTAGTAGACTTTAAGAAAAGATCAACAATATACAAACCAGTACGCATATCATCAATGAAATCTTGATTATCAAGAATAGTGTAAGAAACACCTTGTCGAGATATTGATGTTACGCGAGAAGGTAGATCACAATCATCGCCATTCCAAAGTTTAACAAACTCTGTAGCAAGAACGCGCGCAGCAGCCTTACCAGATGCTGGCGGAGGAGAACCATAACTATAGGTTACTTCAATATTACAAGGAGACCATGCAAAACCTGCTCTAGCTTGCAAAGTAGAATGATCTACAAGATAATAGTGAGAAGGCGCAACAATGCTGCCACTTCTGTTTCTTACGGAGTGAATCGCGACTACTGGTGTGCCACGAAGACGGAGACGAGTAGAAGGTGACATACCGTCTGTTGTAAGTTCAGCGTAATCGTCAAACTCGTCAAAAGGAATGTTATACATTTCTCCGCCGACAAGCTCTGGTGAATAATTACGAGTAGACCCACCAAGACGATACGCTCTAGAAGCGCATATGTAGCGCTCAGTAACTGTAACAACTCCACCATACTTGCGACCAGAGAGCGCCCATAGAATCTGAGAAGCTACCTTTACTGCGTCATAGGCATATTCATTGTCGGCATATGAGTCAAGTTCTTCTGTGTTTACCCATAGATTCGACATTCTACTTATCCTTGTCTATACTCGTCGTTAAAAACTATTCTAATAAACGAGCGGCATGCCTGTGTATACATTTACACGTTGGCATGCCGCTCGTTATCTAGTAAGTTACGAAGATGGATCGTCTACAGACGCGATAATAAAGTCTGTAGCAACGTCAGCGTTGTAAGATGCATTACCAGGTACGTTGTACGCGGTGGTAGATCCTTGAGAAGTGAAGTCAGTAACTGCACGGCTGTTTACAGCAACTACTGCTGTTCCGGAGTCCGCGCTAGACGCAATAGTTCCACTCGTTGTAGTTGCATAAGTAAACGTTGTTGCTGTTGGCACTGTAACAATAGTGTATGAACCATTAAGAGCAGTGTTAGTTAAACTTGCAACGACTACTGCATCGCCAACTGCAAATGTATGAGCTGTTGACGTAGTAAGTGTCGCAGTTGTACCCGTGCGAGCAACGTTTGAAACAGACTTTGAGATATCTGGGTGCCAGGTGTAGAAACCCTTGCGGCCTGTTGGAGCCCAGCTAGCACGCGCGTAAGAGTACGGGCGCTCTGTAGCTGTTGGGAATTCCCATCGATCATCAAGACCGGTGTTGAACTCATCATTACCAAGACCATAACCTTCGAATGTTGTAGCAAGCATACCGTTTTCAATTACGCGATCTCCTGAAAGACGAAGCTTTGCATATGGGAACACCCAGTGGAAGTAAGGAAGAGTTGCTGCCTTCTTTCCTTCAATAACTGCGTTCGACCATGTCTCAATAGCAACACCGTAACCAGCTGGGTCATCGCCAACTCCTGAAGAAGACCAACCGATTGACTTACGATTTGGTGAAGCATAAGTTCCGAGGTTCTTGCGAAGCAGTAAACCACCGGAGATGAGCTGAGTAAGCTCTGGGTCTGGCTCACAAATAGCCAATTCCATAGTAATGCGCTTTAGAGTGTCAGGAGACTTGTATGTAACACACACAATTCCACTAGCGCTCTTCTCTGTAATTTCATCGCCTTCTTCGTACTCTGGTGTGAACGAAAGACGCATGAAGCCAGATGTGGTGTAGCTATCGCCGGATCCATTTAGGAGTGTTCCCGACGCGTCAAGACGAGTAACTCGAATTGACACACCCTGAATGCTAGCTGCGTATTCTTGAGTTGCCATTGTTTTTATTCTCCTTATATTAGAAGCGACTACTTAAGTGCTTTTATGTTTTCTATTCTATGCCGTTAGATCGATCTTGATTCCGATATGTATTGAAGGATCAAAGTAAGCTACGGCTGAACGAGTTGCTTTAATCTTCATGTCGTTTGCGTTGCCAGATACGTTGTATCCCTGAGCTAGATTGTCATTTACTACTTCTGACTTGCCTAAGTGCGCGAACACCTTGCCAGTAGCGTAGATCCATTTTGTATTGTCATCACCTAGCATCTGAGCGTTAGCCACTCCTGTGGGGGCTGTTGCCGAGATATTACCGGTAGTCTTTGCAAAGGTAAATGTTGTAGAGTTAGTTACCGTTACGGTATACGTGCCAGAGAAGCTTGTAGCCCCAACCAATGCCACGATCTGAACTGACTCCCCTGTTGCAAAATAGTGAGCAGTAGAAGTTACAACAGTAGCAACGTTACTTGATACAGCAATTGTTGCTATCGCAGCGTGAGGACTATCTCCTGGGTAACCTGAGCCAATAATGACCTGGGCGCCAGATGCAGTTTGCATGTGTTGCGTATCTTTATTGTCCATAAATAATTGATTATTGCCAGTCAATAGCACAAAAGCATCGCGAGTAAGGTGAATAACACCGTGCTCTCCAGCAGGCGACATCTCTCCAGCGTACTGCTCTAGAAGAGCAAGGCCGCGGCGAGGGCTAAACTTTGCACCACTAGAAATGACTGTTACGCTAGATTTTGATAGAAAAATATTTGGAAGCCCCTGTGCTAGCGCAATTTCGCCATTCCATAATTCAGATTCAAGTGCTTTTTGAGAAACACCCTCAAGTTGCTTAATAACACGCGCAAAACGATCTTCACCTAAGATGTCAAACGTAGAACGCTGATCTTCAACTTCAATAAAAATTGGTCTAACTTCTTTGTAAAGAGCAGAGCTAGGATTGGAAGATACTACGAATGACGTACTAGAAGTTTCGTCCCAGGTGCGAACATAGTTCGGCAAAGTATCGTACATTTGTGAAAAACCGCGAGTCCATTTGTCTTCGTCACTATGATCTGCAGGAAAAGCAGGTTTGGCTACAGCAAACAGGCCGAACTCTGTTGGTTCAATGCCTGGCGCTGGAAATATTCCATTAAAAGCCATATTAGTCTCTGTTTCCTAACTTAAGATTTTGGACGTACTTACCGTTTCGGGGGTACCTGTTTCCAGGCACCCCCGTCACGATATTTATTTCTGTTGTCTTAGCTTAGTATTCAATCGCTGCAGCAGAAGCTCCACCAGTAGTATCACGGAGGGCAGCAGCCACACCGTTAACGCTAATGGTAGAAGTAATCTTAAGCGATTCAACTCCAGCGAATGCAAGACCTTCGAAGGTTTCAACGAACATCTTGTAATCGTTGGTTCCAACGAGAGTCGAGTCACGGATGATACCAAGATCAAGAGTACCGCCATCAAGGAACAAGAATGAACCTTCAGCGAATAAGTACCAGATAAATGTATCTGGGAACTCGTTCATTGCGCCAGCTGATTGAGCAGCGAATGCGGAAGTGCCTCCAGCGATATCAAGCGTGTACGTCACGTTAACATTACGTGAAGCAATGTACCCTTCGATCTCTGCATAGGCGCTCATTGATGAATCACCAGGCATTGCCAGAGTAAGGTCTGCTACCATTGCGTCTCTGATCCATGCTGGGATGATAGCGCGAAGTGGCGCATCAGCCTCAAGACGGTGACGCGCACGGTAAGCTGCAGAAGCGCGACCAAGTTGAACAAGGAAGTCGCGACCGAGACCAACAAGGGAAGTCGAAGTGACTGCCGTTGAAAGAGCACCCATACGAGTAAGAAGCTGACCTTCTGCTTCACGAGCATGTTGAATAAGGCCAAGCTCGTTGTGACGAGCGACCAATTCAGGATACGCGCGAGTAAGAAGGTTACCGAACTGGAGCTGCAAGGTGACGGCGTCAGTAGCAACGGTCGTCTCTGAAGCTGCAGTAACAGTAAGGCTTAGCTTAGATGCTGGAGACGGGGTCTCTGCTGAATCGTTTGCTGCTGTCCAGATTCCTACAGAAGCTGCATAGTCAGCCAGCACTGGAGGAGTGATGTAGCGAATACCACCACGATCTGCTTGAAAACGAGGAAGTGCATCACGAACGGGACGGGCAGTAGTGCCAATTCCGAAGATGTCGTACTTAACCTCGAAAGGTGTTTGATGTCCACCAGAAGCAACAAGTGCTTCAGGTCCGACAACTGCTTGGATCTTTGACCAGTTAGACTCTGCATCTTGTGTAAGAGTGCGTGCCTCTGGGAATTTGGTGGTAAGAGAAGCAACAATATGTTGTTCTCCGTCTCCACCATTTACACGACGAAGAGTATGAAGGCGCTTTGCCATTGCCTCTGCTACTCCACTCATGTCTGAAATTGCACTGCCTGCAGTTGTTCCAGGAATATCAGCGCCTGCCGTGATTGCCACGGTGGCCGCTGTACTCATGGAAGTTGGGCGGCGGTCTGCTGGAGCTTCAAAAGTCTCCGGCTCATTAACGGCGGCGGTCACTGGTGCCTCCTGATCTTCCTGCGCTGCTTGCGCGTTGGTGTTTTCTTGAGTTTGTGCTTCTTCTGCGGATGCTGCAATTGCCTCATCAGCAACAGCAACGACTTCTTCTACAACAACTTCTGCTTCAACTGCCGAAACGACAGCCTCAACAGCTTCTGGTGCAGCTACTTCTTGTGGTTCTTCGATTGAAAGTTCTGACGCTGTTTTCGCAGCAGTTGACGCTTCAGCCATAAGTTTTGCCTCTTCTTCTTTCTTTTTCTCTTCTTCCTCATCAAAAGGAGTTTCAGTAACTTCTTCGATAGGGTTTTCTTGAGATTCATCCACTGGGGTTTTTTCTACAGGAGCTTCAGTTGCATCTGCTGGAGAAACTTCTTCTTCAACAGGAACATCAACTGCGGGAGCTACTGCCATTGCCTCTTCAGGCTTTTCTTCGCCAGGGGCTGCTTCTTCAGGAGCGGCTTCACCTTCTGGTGTATCTTTTTTCATAGCGTCTTCACCTTTAACACGCATAGCAGCTTCTGCTGCACGAGTAGTAAGCTCTTGTGTAGCGGCCTGACGGCGCGTTACTTCACCGCGAACGGTGTCAAGCATATCGGCTAAAGACGTCATGGCGTCTACTGTTTGCGGAGTAGGATCTTCCTTTTCAACCGTCTCAAACTGGCTAATGATCTCACTCTGAAGCTCAGCGACTTGATCGTCACTTAGCTCAGTCAGTGTATCTAGCATTCCTGTAATACGGTCCACTGCTGTCCCTCCTCTGGGCCAGTCATGATGAACAAGATTATTAGTTCATCTCGCTAATCAGTCCAAGGCCGAGGGACTCATCACGCAGGGTTGCGTAGAGGCACTCCACCTGAATTGAATAATACATTACTTTTATTAAGTTAATAGTCGAAGAAGTTTACTTAACTGAGAAGAAATCTCTTGTTGAGTAAAATAGTCTCCGCCTCTCATGAAAGACTTTAGATCAACTGTTGCCTGATCTGCGTCTTTCTTGCCTATCTTGTCTTCTACACGTGTAATCATATCGTCTAGAAGATTTTTTAACGCTGGAGGAAGATCGCTATAGCGCATCTTCTCGTTTTCATTACCAAAAGAAAATGGAAGATTAGCAACAACCTTTCCAAGTTCCCTAGCAGAAGACCGAATATTCTCTATAGAATCAGGATTTAATGCATTAGCGTCTAGTCGATCAATGATTGAAATAAGTTTAGCTCCAGACGCGGCAGCTTCAACGTAGTTACCCGCGTTGTTGAGCTTCTCTGTTTTTGCTATCTGATCCATTACATCTTGAGAACCAGAAGTACCAAGATCTTGCTTAATACGCGCTAAAACTTCACGAAACTTGCCTTTTTCATCGCGCGGTTGAGTCTTAGGGGTGTATATTCCCTTATCTTGTGCCTCAACCGCTAATGCTTTTCCCAGATCATCACCGATTTCTAATGAAATAGAAGCTACACGTGAACGAAGATCTTTAATATCTTCATCTATAATTTCAGTTGATAGCGTTTTCCATTCCTCTGGAACAACATCAGATACCCCGTGCTTACGTGCCATTTTAATAATATGACGACGAACTGCAGCACGCTTGCCAGGCTTAGCTCTCCCATACGCTTGGATTGCGTCTTTAACGCCTTCAGCACTAGTAATAGGGAATGAACCATCTGGTAGAGCTTTACCTTCTCTAGCAAGTTTTTCTCGACGTGGACGTGACAGAGATGCAAACGCATCGTCGTAGCGTGGCTCGCCGTGGATTCGCTCGTACAGCGCATCAGCTTGAATTGAAAGTTCAATAGCTTTATTCTCAATAACTTCACTAAATCTAGCGCGTGCAGCGTCAGCTTTAGCTGATAATTGAGCGTTTTCTAACTGCTCAAGTTTTTCTATACGAGCAGCCAATTCTGTAACTGGATCTGACTTCATCCGCGCAAGAACGTTAGCGCCAGCTGCAACAAGTGCCATAACAGCACCAGACGCAACACGGGCACGAGCAATCGGAAATCCTGGAACGTTTACTTGACAGACTGCTACAAGTTCAAGATTACCCTTAATTGGGCGCCAGTCACCAGAAGGTGCAGACGCGCGAAGAGCACGGATTTGCTCTGGACTAGTCCCTGGACGAAGAGCGCCAGAAACCCAGATACCGTAGGAGTCTTCCCCAGCGTGTACATCAGCTATTGCGGATGCTGTATCATCGTAGTGACGAACTGCTTCGGACGCGCTAGCTTCAAGTGAAGCATGCCCACCTGCGAGAGTGAGCTGACCGACTGGGACATCGGTTCCAGCGTCTGTACGAACAACTCCCGTGTGGAAGAACGCGTACTTGCTCTTGCTACGCGGAGGCTTAGTGCCATACGACATTCCAATATGATCAACGTGCCAAGCAGCAATGTGCCCATACACGCGACCAGAATCATCAACTGTTAAAGGTGTAGCTTTCTTTAGTTCTGGGTTACTGAACCAGTCACTCGGTGGAACGACAGGAATAGATCCAGCAACCAGGCCACACGCAACGAGTGCAGAAGCCTCTACTGGATCCATTTCGTCGACGTACGTTCCGTCTGGAATCACAGTGTCCTCCTTATTCTCGTCATTGACGAGGTAGATTTGGCACTCTTGAAAAGCAGGTTTTGGTACAAGAGTAACCGCCATAACTCGTGCGTGTGATATCACGAGCTTTTCATTTTCTATTTTACCAGAGTCTTGTTCTAGTTCATTGTCCTTTTTGTTATCTTCTTCATTTGCTTCGAACTGATCAAGGTCTGCAGAGACTCCACGAATAAAACCTTCTCGTACAAGTCTTTCAGCTTCTTTACCATACGCTCCAGAATCAAAAACGCCTCTAGCGTTTCCAATTCCTTTTTCAGTGCGCTCCATTGAGTCTATTCTTCCAACAACAACTGAGCCATTGTGCCCTTCATCTGTTTTTATCTGCCACATAAGAGGCAAAGGAAGCTCACGAATTTCTATAGAACCCTTATCGAATTGTCTACCATCACCGGATTCAACACCTTCTGGTAGAACTAATGGAATAGAGAACTGGTATCCGGAGACTAAAGTGTCTTCTTCACCTGATGCTGTAAGAACTCTTCGCCTTGCACTTTGGGCCTTAGCAGAAAGAATAGAAGCATCTAAAGTCTCTCTATAAGACAGAATCCCATCAACTGCAAAAGCACTGTTATTCTTCATACCAGGATTACGACTGTCTCCTGGCCACATTCCAGTTGTTTCCTTATGTCGTAGTGAGCAGTAGCCCTTAGCGCGTGGACCCATGTATTTCTTAAGATGACGATAGCATCTTGTCCAGTCTCCTGGAGTATTCCAACGAATCTTAAGTCCGCCTTTACCTACTGTCCAGTATTTACGTAAAGTTTCAGCATTCCCGCGATTCTTGTCAGCTCCACCAGCAGCTGTCATTCCATGATCGCATTCCTGAGCCATCAGTTCATCGTCTTCTAACAGTCTAACAATGTGCTCTTCTGGTTCCCACTCATGATCATACAAATCATCATAGGTAATATAAATAGCATCTATTGGCATATCCATATCTTCTTTAGTAACCTCAGTAAATGGTTTCATTGTAAGAGGATCAAAAGGAGTCTCCATAATAAATTCTTCTACAGAGTTATTACGGGCTCTGTCACGCTTAGCATGAGTTGAAGTATAGAAACCTAGAGCGTCTTTGTGACGAAGCTGGCAGTAGCCTTTAGCTCTAGGTCCTAGATACTTAGCAAGATGGCGTACGCAACGAGACCAATCTCCCTTTGTCCCCCAACGAATCTTTGCAGCGCCTTTACCACGCGTCCAATAACGGCGTAAAGTTTCAGCATTCCCGCGATTCTTGTCAGCTCCACCAGCAGCTGTCATAACCATAACGTTTCCATTAGGTCCCCAGAGAAGCGTAAAGAACTCGCTATCTGCTTCAACAGATGCTGTAACTGGGACAATTCCATCGATTTGTTCAATTACTGATTTAAGAGTTGGTCCATCAAGAGGTATAACAGGAGGAGGAGTAGGGGAACCTAGATCACTAATAACTGTCTCATTACGAACCCAGCTTTTGTCTATTCTGCTATACGCCATAGGATCAGTAGATGTTGAACTTGCAGGCACGAGAGCAATAAGGTCAAGAACAGCGCCTGGGTCATCATTAGCTACTATCGCAAAAAATATTGGCTGAACATCGCTATTAGTAGGAGTCATTTCACGCGACTCTCCAGCTACATCAGGAACTTTATCTGCTATTTCTTCTGAAGCGTCTACAGCTGCTATTAAGCCGCTTGCACGAAGTAATGGTTGAAAGTAGACTTTGTTAGGGTAGTAGTACTGGCCATTAGAGCCTTTAACTTTCTTGTTTAAGAATTTCGACAAGAGAGGATCCTTATAAGGATCAGTTATTAGTTTAGTTCCAGTTAATTTCTCAAGTTCTTTAAGTGCGTCTGTTTTCTTAATTTCCGGCACTTGATCTTTGCCAGTAACAACTTTTAGTTTCCTGGCTTCAGGCATCTTGCCAACTTCAACCTTTTGCGGCACGGGGAGACTTTCAGTAAAACCATCGCGCATACTTTTTACGTGACCAGGAAAATCATAGAGAACTTGTGCAAGATCTTCAGGACCAAGTCTTGGCAAAGTACCAGGTATCTTAGCGTCAGGACGGTCAATAGGAGCGCGAGGCTCACCAAGAATACCTGAAACGTCTAAAGGAGTAACATTTTTTACGTCGTTAAGAGACGGAGTGTACGCGTCAGCTGGCTCAACTGCAGAACCTGGGACGCTAACTTCTGTACCAGTATTAAGACGTACACGAATAGTACCATCAACAGGATTAGTTCCAACAATCTTTCCACTACCTCTTGAAGCATCTCCACCAACAACAACGCTAGAGCCAGACTTAGCGAATCTTCCAGTCTTGTCACGAACTTGAACTTGAGCATTCTTTGCGCGTTCTTCAGGCGTATAGTTGCCATCACCTGGAGCTGCTGGAGCAGGAGAAGGCGCAGCGCCAGCTGCTGTAACAATTCTGTCAATAAATTCCATGTCAATACCAGCAGCAGCATTAAGCATCATCATAGCTTCGTCGTAATTTACATCAAACAATGATACGCGCGCATTGGGATCTTCTTGGAAACAAGCAGAAAGAAATAACGCAGACTCTGTATCGATTTCAACGTGAGTCACATCTGCAGAACCAAAATTATTATCAAGTTCTGCATCGTAGCTAGCAAGATCGTTATATACTCCTGGAAGATTATTCCAGAAACCAGCATCCCAAACAGAAACTGTAAGGTTCTCGTCTATTTTATAAAGACGATCAATGCCAGAGCCATCCATGTGCATGCGCGCAATGAACTCTGAAGAAGTATCATTAGAAAAACTATCTACGTCTGCGTCATATTTATTAGTAGCGTACACAGAATTATCTTCTATGTATGAGTTATCAGCGTACCCGTCAGCTTTTATTGCTTTATTCTTTTCACGCTCTACTATTTGTTGCGCCCATTTCCATGCGGTGTCGCCACCCCAGAGAGCCCACGCAATACGCCCATTTGACGGAAAGTTGTCCTCACCTGGGCGGTAGCCTTTCGCCTTCTTATCGACTTCATGACGAGGAAAATACTTCGCAATATGCCTAACTTTTTCGATACCAATTTGACCACCCTTAGCTAACCTGCGTGCAGTGTTGATTCCAACAGAAGTTCCACCACGGTTATGCTCATTGTGCCAAGCAAGACCGCGTTCAGCCTCACTCTGGGCACCTTTAGGTATAGTGTACATACGACCAGCAGAGGCAACAATGCTTACATCAAGAGTAGTCAACGCTGCGCGTGCTAGGTCAGTAACAGTTTCATCAACAGTAACACTAGAAAAGTCCCACGCTGCGGAAGCTAGTAATGACGACAAGCTACCCTGAGAAATAGTGACGTTACTTTCAACGTCTACAATGACCGCATCATTCTCATGAGAAAAAAGAATATGTGAACCATTCTTTCCAACTATTTCCATTTACTTATTCCCCGTCTTATCATTCGCTGGCGCTCCAGCGCTTTCTTGCGTTCCAAAAACTATAGGTCCAACGTACCCTTCTGATTCTTTACCATCAATGTAATCAACTAACCATCCATTTGGACCATTAGGATCAACGCTGCCAAGCGCAGCAAAAATAAGTTCAGTCATTCCAGGAGCATCTACTTCTGCGTCAGGGTCACCATTTGAAAGCTGGTCTGCTAGATCAGGATAGTCAATAAGTACTTGATACATATCATCGTACCGTGAAGCAACAACAGCACTCATAGCAGCGCCATTGCTTTCTTGCATAGATCTTTCCATTGCAAGCTTTTCACTTTTTATTGCTATCTTTTTACTGCTTTCTTCTATTGACTTAGAAAACATAAAGTAACCTAAACCAAACGTAGCAATGCGTAGATAATCGTCAACAGTCAGACTACTTTTATCTGAGGTAACACGCGAAAGAATCTCTTCTACTCTACGAGAAGAATCAAACATTGGCTTCTTGTCATCAAGGAAAACATAGCTAAAACCAGAATCATCTGCCATGACAGAAAACACATGCATATCGTTATTGCTAGTGTCGTAAGCTCTTATAACCTTTATCATTGCGTATTGTCTCCTTAGCGCCAGAATCGATTATTTAACATTGAGAGAAACTCTTCATGGTAACTGCCATTTACTTTAAGCATTTCATCTAGACGATTGTTAATTACGTCTCTAAAAGCGTTAATACTTCCCCATTTAGCGATAATTCTATCAAGCTCTGGTCCTGTAGGGAACTTCTCTTCTTTCATTAAACTTTCTCTTAGACTATCAGCTTCATTTCTAAACATAGCTAGAAGCTCATCTTCTTTTAATCTACGAGTAAGCGCTGGCATTGTCATTGTATAAATGGTTTCTCCTTGACCTGTAAGAAGACGTGTTATGTGAATAGTGTCTGCATTCATCGTATTTAACATAGCAATAGCGTGATCAATAGGAAGAATATGGACCTTACTTGGATCAGTACCATCTAGAGCTAAAAGAACGTTACCATTATGGCGATCTGCATTTGATAGAAGAAGATCTAACAAAACCATTCTAATGGCTTCTTCAGGAGAACTAAGCTTATCAATAAGAGTATCACTATTTACGCTAACTACGCTTCCGTCTGAAGCAACTAGATCATTTAGTTCCTCAAAAACTGAAGAAGCTAGCACTGGCTTCTCAATCAAAGGACCAACACTTCCTGCCATTTGCATAATTACAATGTCGCTATTATTACTATTTTGGCGAGTCTCGTACGCTCCAATCATGCCAAGACCATTAACTAAAACACCAGCGGATGCTTCTATAGCAACTGCGTCTAATCCGTAATGACTTGCTCCCTCATCAAATTTTACGTAAAAAATCTGTCCAGAAGCATCATGCACTGCCTTGTACGTCATGTTCTGACCCGACTCCGCGTAGCTTAATGGCCTAATAGTAAAGCCACTAACAGCGTCATCTTGAATATCCTCAGGAGAAGCTTCTGACAAAACGTTTCCAACTCCGAAGTCATTAGAGCCAAGACTAGGATTATCAGCGCGGTACTCTTCTCTTAACACGTTTCGTAATTTAATAACATCTTCAAAAGGCATAACTCTACTACTATCGAGTAACTGTTTAGCAGTATAGTTATTAAGAGCATTCTTAGCTGCTGGAGACAAAGCTGCTAGGGATCTATTATTTTGAAGTACGTCACGTATTTCTGCAAGATAAGGACGAAGAGCTTCATTGTTATCAAAGAAGTCGTTACTATTCATTTTCATAACAAGTTCTCTGCTTACATTTGCCTTATTTACTTTATTTTCTACTCTGTCACGAGCACGACGCATTTGATCATAGTTAGCGGCCTGCACTTGCTCTACAGCAGCCGGGTCTAAGCGCTTTACACCGTTCCAACTGTTGTCTGTCATGAACTTTTTACCTACCCATGACTTAGCGTCAGGGTACCAGCCAACAAGAGCAAATTCCATAGGAGTAGGAACCTTATTAGCATCTAGAGTACCATCAGGTCTTTCAGCTTCTTTAATTCGCGAGATTAGATTATCAAGGTGCGCAAGAACTTGAGGATTTGATTCCATATTGCGCATACGACCTATTTTACGTAATAAACTAGTACTAAATAGTTCAGATGAGTCCCAGTTAAATCCGTTAAGAGCCCAGACAAACGCTCCCTCAAAGTTACTCCCGCCAGCAGCCATAACGTGAATCTCTTTCACGCCATTAGCGATATACCAGTCTTCCATGTACCTGTTGTACGAGAATGCAAAGCCAGACTTCTTGTTTGCTGTGTTCATTCTCATGTAAGAGTTCTTAACTTGCCACTCGAAAGAAGTAGTACCATCGAGGTTATACACTTTTTTCCCAACAATATTTCTTTCTACTGTTCCTGCCTTGACTCCGTTTTTATCATTAATATCTATTGAAATTGAAATGAGTACCTTAGCAGTACCGTTTTCTATTTCTTCAGGAGTGCCATTAACATGAGTGCTAAGAGCAGTCTTCTTTAAAGTGTAGCCCTTTCCAAATGAAACACCATCACGTACGCCAAAAGCGTCTGCAATAAGCGTATCGACAAGCTCTTTAGTTTTTTTATTGTTATCAACAAGATCTTGTAATTGCTCTGGAGAAAGACTATCGTTTCTTCTACCATTTGCGTACTCTTCGTTAGCAGTGTACTGATCTAGAATTGCTTTCTTTACACTAGCAAGTGTAGCTCTGTCAGTTCCAGCTCGTGCAATTTCAGATGCTCTGGCGCCCCATGCTTGGAAATCTTTTTGCACAGCATCAGCATTTACGTAAGGGAGCACGTCTTGTGGTGTATCTCCAAGACTAGCTACGCCAGGGACGTTTCCTTCACTAGCGACAGGCGCAGGATTGACAATAGGAGCATTCACTCTTTGAGCAATATCTGGTATGAAGCGTGGAGTTGCTGCAGGGGCAGGCATGGCTGGCACAACAGGAGCAGCGTTATCAGTAACGCGTACTTTCACTGCTGATCTAACAGCTACTTTTCCATCGTCAAAACGAATTCTTACATATGGTATTCTTTGCCCAGTTCGACTATCAATGTTTTGCACGCTTATAACTGTCCCAAGCTTACCATCAGAATTAGCTCGTACACGAGTTCCGGCTCCCATAACTCTTCCGTCTAAAGAAAGAACAGTATTATTTGGTGAGTAGCCTGGTATTTCTGGTCCAGGGTACGTTAATGCAGGAGCCGCAGGAGCCGCAGGAGCCACGACAACGTTAGGCTCAGGTTTAAGTTCAGGAGTTGGTGCAGGTTCAATGGTAGGAACTTCAGGTACAGCAGTGTCTACTGGTTTATCTGACTCTGAAAAGTCATTTGACTCTTTATTAAGCATATCAATAATATTGTTAGTGTTAACTCCTAGATACTGAAGAGCATCGCGGACAGCCTCTACAGGGACTTCGTATGTATTGAGATCATTAAACGCTAGATACGCAGCACCAGAACCATCAGTAACACTTATAAGAACTTGTTCTATAAGATCAGCTTCATTAAACATATGAGCAAGATACTCTGGATTATCAGTATAGCCATCAGCATCTAGTTTCAACTGAGAAGGTACATAGTGATTAGAATCAATAACATAGTAGTCTGGATTATTAAAATCAACTGGTATATTTTCAATTAAAGAACCAGGAAGCTTATCGTCCAAGTTGTACGCTTTGTTATCGCGCGAAACAGATACTGAAGTATCTCCGATAGGAGTAGCATCAATTATTTGACGAATCTCCGCTGTAATATCATCAACAAGTTTAGCTTCCTCTGGTGAAGGAACTCCACCTTGTGCCTCAATAAGACGATCAAGGTTGTTGTTATTACCATTTACAGAGTCGTAAATGTTCGCAATAACACGATTAGGATCCATGCCAGCTTCCCATATAGCGTTATACAACGCTCCAGCAGGTACATACTCTTCTCCAGCATTAAATTCTAAACGACCAGCGCCTGAAGGCGTACCAATACTTACTTGCGGTATATCAACGTTGTTACCGAGATCTTCAGCAGAAGGAATATCTCCAGAGTCATCTACGTTAGCGTTTAGAATTTCACTAATAGCTGAGTCAGACGAATTACCAATAAGAGCTTCACTAAACGCTGCTACTAGATCTTGAGGAGTAAACTTTGTTGCAAGACGCTTAGGGTCATCAGTGAAGTCAGTGCTTGTCTCGTCAACACGCCCGTCTGGTTCATATTCAGCAGTGCGGAGTTGAAACGCGGTTGTTGGCGCATCAAAGTTATTGAACAAGGCTGGCGCTTCTGGATTAGAAGGGCTAGGTGTCTTAGGTGGAGTTCCACCTGATGGAGGAGTTGGTGGCTCGCCTGGGGCGTCGCCGGTGACAGGA